ATGGACGACAAAACTAAGTATATTTTACATTGGATTGGTCAATTATCAAAAATTCGACCAGAATTAGGTAATTTTGCGATATGTCCCTATGCATCAAACGCTAATTTTAAGATTTTAGATGAAAAATTATGTAAAATTGTACCGAAACCTGATTTTGATGTTGTAATTTACGTTGTTGAGGATAATATTGAAGCACAATTTCTATATGATGCTGTTGATGACTATAATAAAAACTATCCCAACTATAAATTTATTGCCGATCATGGAAAAACGAAGACATATATACAAAATATACAAACAAGTAACGGAAAATACAATTTAGTGTTGTGTCAACCGAGAAAAGAACTTACAGAAGCAAGAAAAAAACTTGCAAAAACAGATTATTATGATTATTGGGATGAATCTTATCTCAAAGAAGTGTTAGAAGATGATTTTTCAGAGGTAATTGAGTAAAATGTCTGAGCATTTAATACTGGATGTCTATGATGGATATTTTGAGGACTTAAATAGTCCAAATTTTCTTCGTGACATCTTCACTCGTGCGATTTTGAAGGCGAATATGAAAATATTGAATGAATATACACACAAATTCAATCCGATAGGTGTTACATGTCTCTTTGCACTCTCTGAAAGTCATGTTTCTTGTCACACTTGGCCTGAATCTGGTCTTTTGAACGCAGATTTCTTCACTTGCGGCGAAAAAGATCCAAGAATTTGTGCTAAATACATTATTAACGCTTTAGAATCGGAAAAATACAAAATTAGAGTCGTAAAAAGATAAAAAAGCGGTATAAATAAAAACAGGAAACTTTTTGTGTAAATAGTGGCTTCTCGAGCATTCAAAGATATTAACTTATCATTCAAACGTCATCCTGTGACGAATGATGTGGTAGCAATTCGTGATGAAGATGCAATTAAAAGGTCTGTTAAGAATATAATTTTTACAATTCTTGGTGAAAAACCTTTTGAACCTCGTTTTGGATCAATAGTCAATGAAGCATTGTTTGAATTAAACACCACATATAATGATATTTTAATTCAAGATGAAATTAAGTCCTCATTGCTTAAATTTGAACCTAGAATTGCAAATTTAGATGTGACTGTTACAATTGCACCTGATACAAATGAAATGAATTGCACAGTTCAATATGATATCGTTGGTCTTCCAGTGCCAACACAAGAAGTAGACGTTCTCCTTTTTCCAGCTAGAGTATAATGGCTTTCGGTCAATACACAAATTTAGATTTTGATCAAATTAAAACGTCCATCAGAGATTATCTGAGGGCAAACACTAATTTTACTGATTATGACTTTGAAGGGTCTAACCTTTCAATAATTATTGATGCATTAGCATATAACACATACACAACTGCCTACAACACTAATATGGCAGCAAATGAGTGTTTTCTCGACTCTGCTACACTTCGAGAGAATGTTGTTGCATTAGCAAGAAACATTGGTTACGTTCCTAGATCTCGTAGATCTGCAAGAGCAAATATATCCTTTACTGTAGATGGTCTTGAGGAGACATCAACTCTTACATTAAACGCTGGTATCGTCTGTAACGGTTCTGGATCGAATACTAACTACATATTTTGTATTCCAGAGAATATTACGGTTCCAGTTGTAAATGGTGTTAGCGAATTTAATAATGTTGAGATTTTTGAAGGTAATTTTATATCACAAAACTTTACTGTTGATACTTCTTTATTCAATCAGAGGTATATTTTAGATAACTCTTTCATTGATACGTCAACAATTAAAGTTAAGATTAAGCCTTCTTCATCATCGACTGCCTCTGTTACATATCGACAAATTGATAACATTGTCGGTGTAACATCAACATCAAATTCATACTTATTGCAAGAAATTGAAGATGAGAGGTATGAATTAATCTTTGGTGACAATGTAATTGGTAAAAAATTATCAAATAATAACTATATTGAAGTTTCTTACATTACAACTGATGGTAAAAATGGAAATGGCGCTTCAGAATTTAGTTTTGTTGGGAATATCACAAATCAAGATGGTGGATCAATCGATTCATCACTAATCTCATTAGTCTCAACCAATGAGAAATCAAGAGATGGTGATGAGATTGAATCAATATCATCAATTAAGTATTTTGCACCAAGAATTTACTCTTCTCAATATCGAGCAGTTACAGCTTCTGATTATGAGTCAGTATTGAGTTTTATTTACCCAAATGTAGAATCTGTGACGGCGTTTGGTGGTGAAGAGATGTCTCCACCTCGTTTTGGTAAAGTATTCATCTCAGTAAAACCTCGAAATGGTGATTTTCTATCAGATGAAACAAAAAGAGAGTTAATTCAAAAATTAAAGAGTTATGCAGTTGCTGGTATCGTGCCAGAGTTTATTGATTTGAAATACCTCTATGTAGAGTTACAAGTTAATCCATATTATAATCCAAGTTTAAATGATAGACCAGATGATTTGAAAACAGGCGTCTCAAATGCTTTAACTCAATATTCAAGATCAATCGATGTAAATAAATTTGGTGGTAGATTCAAATATAGTAAAGCAGTATCATTAGTTGATAATGTTGATACTGCAATTACATCAAATATCACTCTTGTCACAATTCGACGTAATTTAAAAGCAGTTATAGGTCAATTTGCTCAATATGAAGTATGTTATGGTAATCGATTCCATACTCAAGAGACTTCATATAACATTGTTTCAACTGGTTTCACAATTGAAGGTGTTGTAGGAACTGTATATATGGCTGATGAAGTTATTAACAGTGAAACAGGTCGTATATTCTTCTTTACATATTCAGAGGGTGGCACTCCCAATATTGTCAAGAAAAATGCTGGAACTGTCAAATATTTGATTGGTGAAATCCTTATAGATACTTGTAATATAACATCAACAACAATCGCAAACAATGTGGTCGAAATTCAAGCAATTCCACATTCAAATGATGTCATTGGTCTTCGTGATTTATATGTTAAGTTTGATATGACAAATACAACCATTAATATGATAACTGATTTAATTTCATCTGGTGAAAATACATCAGGATCACAGTTTGTTCATACTCATAGTTATTACATGCCGACTTTTACAAGAAAGTCTAATTCTCCAGTATCAACTGGTTCTACATTGTTACCATCATCAGCAACTGGAACCTCCACATCAACAACAACTGGTGGAACATACGCAACTTCAACTACAACAAGTACAACCACAACCAGTACACCTTCATCATCTGGTGGCGGCGGTGGATCTAGCTCTGGCGGCGGATATTAATGATTGACACATCAATACAAAGAGTTGAAATTAATCAGGTAATTGAAAATCAGTTACCTGAGTTTGTGCAATCCGAAAGTCCACTTTTTGTGGACTTTATGAAGCAATACTATATTTCTCAAGAATTTCAAGGTGGATCTATAAACATTGCTGAGAATTTAGATCGATATACTAAATTACAAACTTTTGTTGGTGCTGCACTGACCGAATATACTGGATTATCTACAGATACTCAATCATATTCCGAAACAATTTTTGTTGATAGTACAAAGGGATATCCAAGTCGTTACGGACTTCTTAAAATTGATGATGAAGTAATTACATACACTGGAATCGGAACAACCTCCTTTACTGGTTGTGTTCGAGGATTTAGTGGAGTTAATGCTTTAAGACAACCAACAAAACCAGATGTATTAGATTTTAAAACATCTGTGGGTGCAGCACATACAGGTGGAAGTAAAGTTCATAATTTATCAAATATTTTTATTCGTGAGTTTCTTAGTAAACTTAAGACAACTTATGCAAGTGGATTTGAGAATCGTAAATTTGATAGTGATTTAGATCAAGTTAAGTTTATTCGTCAAATTAAAGATTTCTATCGAACAAAGGGAACAGAAGAGTCATATCGAATCTTATTCAGAGCATTATATGGTGAAGAAATTAATATTATCAAACCATCTGACTTTTTAATCAAACCATCAGATGCTGATTATGGTTTTGGTCAGGATTTTGTCGTTAAAGCAGTTACGGGTGATCCTCGTAACTTAAAAGGATCAACTCTCTTTCAAGATACTGATGAGGATGATAAAACTATTTTGGGTGCTTCAGGTGCGATATCAGATGTTAAAGATTTTTTATATGGTGGAGAACACTATTATCAAATTACAGTATCACAAGATTCAATTGATGGTAATTTTGTAATTCCAGGCAGAACTCGTATAACTGATATTGTATCCATTGGTTCAACCGTAATGACAGTTGATACAACAGTTGGATTTCCTACAAGTGGTTCTCTATCATTACCAACTGCAAGTAATGCTGGTATTGTTACATATACGAGTAAAACATCAAATCAATTTGTTGGATTGACCACAGCTTCAGATGTTTTAAACGTTGGCGATGATGTAAGATATAATAATGTCGCATATGGATATTCATTTGCAAACTCTACAAATAAAATCGAAGTTTTAATTACAGGAGTTTTAAAAGATTTTGAAATACCTGATACAACTTTTTACTTTAATAAAGGAGATAAGGTTAAAGTCGGATCATTTGGTATTAATAAGAGTTCTGAAGATTCTAACTTTGGATCATGGATTTATAATACAACAGTAAAATTCACTCCAAATACTGTTTCTAGACAATCAAGCAGTAGTTTTAGGATTTCAACTCGATCTGATCATGGATTCTTAGAGGAGGATGCGATAGAGGTTCTAGATGCTCAAGAAAAATTAATAGGTGTTGGTCGTGTTTTAAGCACTATTAGTGGTTCAACTTTTATCTTAGGTGATTTGCCTGGCATATCTGAACCTAATATTTCCTTTATTCGTAGAAGACTTAAAAGAGGAAATAGTTCTCTTCATGACAATATCACAAAATACACTGTAGATGTTCAAAATGTTTATGATCATCAATCTGATGATGTGACCGCACTACCTCCACATCCTCATGCTTACGTTACATCGCCATCAATACCAAGTTTGGGTAATGAACCCATAGTGGCGCCAGATCGTTCTGTAACATGGACTGGAGCGACTGGTGGAGACGTTATACAGTTAATACAGGTTACAGAGGGTGCAGCAGATCATGGATTTTATTCTGGAGAAGTTGTTACTTATAATGTAGTCAGTGGATTCTTAGGACAACTCATTGATGGTAAAAATTATTATGTGAGTCGTGTAAGTTCAAACAACATTCGTCTTGCAAACTCATTGCCAGATCTTGTGAATGGTGATTTTGTAGATGCTACAGGAAATGGAACTTTTAAAATTTCAGTTCCTGATCTTGCAAACAAAAAACTTGATCATCAAAAATTATTAAAGAGAATATCTCTTAATCCACTCTTTGACGGGGCAAGACGTGAGACAACGCCAGGCACCACTGGCATCCTTGTAAATGGTACGGAGATATCAAACTATAAGTCAGGTGATGTTATCTTCTTTGGTGGTATTGAATCAGTAGATGTGTTGGAAGGTGGATCACAATTTGACGTTATTACACCACCAACAGTGTCAATTGAAAGTTTGACAGGTGCTGGTGTAAGTGCAACAGCAAATGTAAAAGGTTCTTTTGAAAGAATTGATGTTGTAGACGCTGGATTTGATTATGTTGCTCCGCCTGTGATTGAAATTAGTGGTGGTAATGGTAGAAATGCGACTGCAAAAGCAAGATTAAAACAAGTTGATCATTTTGTTGATTTTGATGCATCATCCACAAGTAATGCAATTAACATTGCTGCTGATACAATCGGTTTTGGAACTTTTCATAAGTTCCGTGATGGAGAAGCTGTAATTTATAAAACCTTTAACACTGGTGCAATTGGTATTGCAAGCGCTGGTATTACAACTGATCAAATTCAACTCACACCAGATCAAAGACTTGTTGATGAGTCAATTTATTTTGTATCAAAAGTAAATAATACAACGATTAAACTTGCAAATAATCAAAATGATGCATTAACTAAATCTAATCTACTTAATCTTACTGGATTTGCAGACGGATCGCAAAGATTTCAAAGTTTAAATAAAAAACTTGTATTAGGTCAAATTATAATTGAAAATCCTGGCGAAGGGTACGAAAATAAAAGAAGATTAGTGTCAGTAAGTGGGATTAACACTTACTCAGATTTTATTGAATATAAGAATCATGGATTTGTTGATGGTGAGATAATTCGTTATTCTAATGACGACGTTAAGATTGGTGGTTTAGATACCGATCAAGATTACTATATTTTAAAAGTAAGTGACAATCGATTCAGACTTGCAGCTGCTGGTATTGGTTCAACTTTATCAGATGCAAATTATATTTCAAA